ACAAGCCCTACCTGTGGATGGTGGACTCTGATACGATCCCTCCCAGAAGCCTCTCTTTGCTCGACAACGAATGCGATGTTGTGGGCGGCTGGTATTACCAATACAACCCCGTCGTTCGTCCTGAGCCGTTTCCGTGCGTCTACAAGCGAACCTCTAAGGGTTATGTCGGTCTGAGCCCGAAGGAGTGGAAGAAGGAACCTTTCCCTGTTGACGCTGTTGGCTCTGGTTGTATGCTGGTTAGCCGCAGGACTCTTGAGGAGCTTCCTGAGCCTTTTCTGTATGGCCGCAAAGATGGGCGCAGGATCGGTGAGGACATCACATTCTGTCACAGGACGAAAAGGGAGATCTTTGTAGACCCCAGGTATCACTGTGTCCACCACCGCATCTGCAACCTGGATGAGGTGACGGCACGCATGAAGGTGCTGAAGTATGGAAGGTGACTGGCTGGATGATGCCGTGCTACATGTCGGTGTTGACATAGCCGTCAAGCGTGATACTGCTGCTGTTGCGGCTGTGGCCAAGCACCCCAAGCATCTGATGTACGCTCTGTGGGGGCACCGCATATACACGCCTCCGGTGAACATACACCAGACTGTGGTTTTGTGTCTTGAGAGGCTTCTCACGGAGCACCGCGTGGCACAGATATTGTATGACCCGTATCAGTTCACTTCTGAGGCTCAGAGGTTGGCTGAGAAGGGTTACGAGCGGTTGCTCAAGGAGGTGAACCAGCAGTCTGAGATGGTGTCTTACGCCAACACTCTGGATACGCACCTCAGACAGGGAACCCTGCTCATGTATTCCGACCAGGAGGTCCGCTCTCACTTCTCCTGGGCAGCGGCTCAAGAGACTGAGAGGGGATGGAGGATAGTCAAGAGGAAGCAGAGCCGTCAGATTGATGTTGTAGTGGCCATAGCCATGGCTCTCGCTGGTGCTACTCTTGACATGGGGTATATGATGTATCCTTCCTACAAGGACCAGGTCCACAAAAGGAGTTTCCTGTATCTACCATGAATCATCTGATATCTGAGGACACGCAGGATGGGGTAAAGGTCACCTACCACCTTGACTCCGTGGCGAGGGATCTTACCGGGTCTGACTATTTCAACTACGAGTTCACCAGGATAGGGATTGGGGTCTCTCTTGATGAGGGTGTGAACTATGCTGTTGTCTGTGGAGAGCGCACGTTCCGTGGTGAGCACTCGTGGATGCGGATGTATGTGGTGATAGACGAGAGTGAAGAGGAGACATCTGCGTCGCTCTTCGCTCGCCTGATCTTCCTCAAGGACACCTATCTATCTCGTGGTGTTTACTGTGGCAACGAGCCCAGGTATACGATAGAGGCCATGAAGCGACATGAGGGGCTCACCTTCTATGACAAGAATCGGTCTGATGGGGCCTGCAGGGAGGTGTGGCCCACGTTCAAGGCCAAGACGTTGAAGGCTACTGTTGTTGATCGGGAGGCGCCTACAGAGGCTACCCTGCAGCGGGATATAGAGGCCATGCTTCACAGTGATACTCTTGACCCTGACACCATGGCTGTGAAGATGAACACCCGGATTGTGTTCCCTGATGAACTGAGCAACCGGGTTATTCGCACAGCCATTCGTCAGTCTCGTGGCCCTTACTGTCGGGCTCTCTGGCATGTGCTTACTGGACTCGATACATCCAATCCTATCAAGGCTCACCATGTCCGCAGGGTGCGTAGCGGGAACAAGTATACGGGGTATTGATGACACTGAAAGAGTTGCAGGACGCCATAGACTGGTCTGAGATCGACGAAGCGGCCAGGGCCTGGGAGGCTGAGTATCCTGGGATGAAGATCTCCGGTGTGCAGCAGTATCGGACAGAGAGGTTGTATCTGGCTGTCAAGGCTCTTGAGGGCGAGGAGGACAGGCGGTATCTCTACTGTTTGCCTACGGGGATACGTAGTCAAATCTATGAGTTGTATAGGAAGAATGGTCTTGTCACGTAATTCTTTCCTCTGAGTGCAGAAAGGTGCCGGTAATTATCGAATTTGTGTTATATTTATTGATGGGGTAGTCTGCCCCACCTTCCTTTTCCTCCCTCCAAAGATAGACAATGCCTCTACCGAGATTTTGGACAGCCGAGCCTGTTAAGCTCTCTGAGGAAGAGAGGGAGAAGCTGCTGTCTCATATAGAAGCTACCTACTCTCAGGGGGTTGAGGCGAGAAACAGGTGGAACGACCAGCATAACGCATACGAGCAGATGTTCCGTGGCCAGATGGAACCGCGTGTTGGCCCATGGGAAGGATCTGCCGATCTGCATGTGCAGATGCCTTACTGGCTGGTTGACTCTGTCAATGTTCGTCTTGTTGCCAGCGTCTGGAACCAGACTCCCATAGTCTCTGGTCATGCTGAGGAGATGGGAGACGACAGGATAGTCAAAGACGCGGCACGTCTGGTGTCTTGGCATCTTCAGCCTCACAGGATGAACGCCAGGGCGAAGTGGAACAGGGCCTCCAAAATACGCCTGATACATGGTGTATCCGTAAGCCTTATGAGCTATGCGAGCGATACATTCAAGTATCGTGTCGTGGAGCCCGACGTTGAGTTTGTTGAGGACGAAGACGGCAACCAGACCGTCAAAGAGATTGAGCGGGCACGGGTTCAGGAGGGGGTTCGGTATGACGGCCCCGTGCTGACGCCGCTGGAGTGGGAAGATGTTATCGCTCCAGTTGGTTGTGCCAATCTCCAGCCTTCCTGCCCCAGCAACCCACATGGTGCTGACCAAGTTGTTGTGCGCCAATGGGAACCGCTGAATCTGATCTTCAAGTCTTACGATCTCCCGAGCGACTGGACAGACAAAGACGCCTGGCGAGACGCGGCCCCCGCGCAAGACCGGTCCGAGGATACCGGAAATGTGACGGGCGTCAACACGAACGACCGGCTGGACGGCATCAATCGTCTTACGGCGCGAAACTCTACCCAAAATCCGGAGTTTTGCATCCTTAAGTGGTTTGGTCCCTGGAAAGACCCTTCTGGTGATGACGACGAAGAGATGGTTGTCATCATGTGCCAGAATCCCAAGGTCCTTCTGGGTGTCTACCGCCTGTCTGACTTGTATTACAGCTGCAAGCGCCCCTTGCTGGAGATGCACTACCAGACTGTTGGGACGCGCTTCTATTCCATGGGTATCATGGAGATTGTCAAGCATCTCAGCGCTGAGCTTGATACCATCCACAACATGAGGGTAGACATCGGCCAGGCTACCAACCTGCCGTTTTTCTTCTATCGCGCTTCTTCTCAGTTCCAGCCAGAAGAGATCGAGCTGAAGCCGCTCAAGGGCATCCCCATAGACAACCCTGGGGATGTCATGTTCCCACAGATGCAGAACGTCACCTCTTTCTACTACCAGGAGGAGACGCTCCTCTATACGCTCGTTGAGCGTGTTGTGGGTGTCACTGACTTGTTCCTGGGTATCTCTCCTACTCGTGGTGCTGCTGCCCGACATGCTACGGGCTTCGTGGGCACCCAGCAGGAGGCCATGGCCCGCACCAGCGAGATCCTCACGCAGGACTCTGAGACGGCTTCAGACCTGTTCCATTGGATCTACGACCTGGAGATGCAATACGGGCCTGATGAGCGGGCGTTCCGTCTCTTGGGTGAGACGGGTCCTCTGAGTTACAAGCTGAGTCGCAACAACTTGTGGATACGCGGCGAGTATGATTTCAGGCTGGGCGCCAACCAGGGCATGTATTCGCAGATGCTGAAGCAGCAGCAGGCCCAGGCTGTGCTGGAGACTATCCCCAATAACCCATTCATCTCGCAAGATCCTGGCAGGCTGTGGGAGGCTTACTCCCGCTTCTACTTCTCCATTGGCATGACCGAGCCAGAGATAGAGATGCTCATTGGTCCCAAGGATGCTGTGTCTAAGGGCAATCCAAAGACTCAGGATGAAGAGAATGCCCAGATGGCGCAGTATCAGTTCGGTCCTGGCGTCCCGGCTCCAGTGCATCCTGCTGATAATGATCGGCAGCATGTGCAGGAAGTGTTCGGATTCCTAAACTCCCAGGAGTTTGCCGCGCTTCAGCGACCCAATGAGCAGGCGTTCATGGCCCACGTGATGCAGCATCAGCAGGCCATCAAGCAGAAGAGCGCCCAGGCTCAGATGCAGCAGATGCAGCAGGCGCCTCAACAGCAAATGGAGCAGCAGGGTAGTAATGGGCAGCAGGACAGGATGCTGTCTCAGATACTTGCCCAGCCATCTACAGACATACGGGGTGTGTCTGGCTCTAAGCAGCCCCAACCGTCCGTGCCCAATATGCCACAGGTAAACATGCGATGAATGAGTGGAGGTGGAGGGACTTTACCACGGCTCATGAGTGGGACGAGATGAAGGGCACCTTGATGCGCATCAAGCAGGAACAGATGGAGCTGGCTATCAGGACATCTGAGAAGGGGGACCTGGGGGATATCAAATACCAGGCGGGTGTGGTGGCTGGTGTGGACAAGGTGATCGACTGGATGAACCGCAGGGAGGCCCATGCCAACGCTATCGAATAGCATGGCTCCAGAGACTCAGGACCAGCTGGCGCGGAACTGCGTGGCTGGAGGGAAGTATGTGATCATCAGTTTTCACCGCAACCTAAACGATCCGATTGTAGTATCACGGGGGATGACAGAGCGGCTGTGGAACATCGCGATGAACATAGTCCGTTCGGTCAGAAAAGGAGGTGATCAGAATGAAGTATGATGGAGCGGGGAAGAAGGGGAAGTGCCGCAAGGGGAGCGCCAGCAAGGGCAACCCGAAGACCACGAAGGCGAACCAGGCATGGCCGAAGTTGAAGTATGCGTAGGTAGCACAGCACGTAACGGGATTCGTGCACCCATGACGACGTATCTGGGTTCGTCACCAGGGAGGAAAAGATGCCGGAAGAGCAGGCACCAGTAGCTGACGTATCGGAGAGTCCGTCGCCTCCACCGGAACCACAGCAGGATGTTTCCGAACCTGCCGAGACCCCTGTCAGCCAGAATGCGAACAGGCGGATACAGGAGCTCAACAGGGAGAAGAAGCAGCAAGAAGAGAGGGCGCGGAGACTGGAGAAGCAGGTTCAGGATCTGCAGTCTCTCTACCAGCAGCAGTTCAAGCAATCACAGACCCCGAAGCAGCCCGCGCGTGACTCTGAGGCTGAGAATATCATCCATGAGTTAGGCGGGGACGATACGGCTCGCAAGCTGTATGATGTGCTGAGCAGGACGTTTGGTCACGCAGCGAAGAAGGGGGAGTACGTAAGCAAGGCCGAAGCAGAGCAGATGATGAAGAGTGTGGCATCTACCTACTTTGGCGGCATACAGTCTTCCCTGGCCGTTAGCAACTCGGTCAACGCGCTTGTTCAGGCGGGGACGCTGGACGACAAGGAGGCACAGTGGGTGACCAGTCAGGTGAGCGAGATCGCCAAGGGTAACCCACAGACTCTGACAAACCCGAAGAGTGCGTCTATGTTGGTCAACATGGTCTTGGGTCAGGGTTTCACCTCTGGTGAGATCAAGCCGGGCAAGAAGACACGGGGGACGCCCACGGTCGTTGGTCCTGGCAGGAACAGCACCGGAGGCACGCAGGACCCGGAGTTCAAGGACATAAAGGCCGCTGCGAGTAGGTTCAGGACGCTCGCTGGCCTTGACGACAAGTCGCTCAAAGCTCTCAGGGACAAGGTGTCAACATGACCGAGAAGACAGAGAAGAAAACGCTGGGGGATCACACTGAGGAGAGTGCAGACGCCATCGAAAAGGCTATTCGGTGGGTGTGTGCACAGTCCACAGACGGCAAGACCTGCCCGCTGTGTGGATGGGTGGTTCCCTACGATGACAAGGACAAGGCCACCAAGCTGTTTGACCACATGAGGGTCCGCCACCTGTATCGGTCTATCGCCGCCTATGAGCATGGGACGCTGGACGTTCCACGCAAGGACGTGGATGGAGATCCGGTAGCGGAGGCTGGCCTGGAGGTCGTTGATGAGTTGTCCGAATACGATCCTCTGCACATCCCTGTAGCTTTGAAGCGACAGGTTGAAGCTGATGGGAGCCGTGTGCGCCTTGTGTCGCCCAGCAACGTGACGCGATACAAGGACATGGGTTTTGAGTTCGTGGAGCCTACAGACGACACCAAGTCGGAGGATGGTAAGCTGAAGGTGAACGAACTCATAGCCATGAAGGTCCCTGCCCGCTGGCTTGAACGCAGAGAAGTTCTCAAGCGCAAGCGCAGTGGCGATGTCATAGCTACGCGCAAGGAAGACTTTGAGCGCCGCATGGACGAACATGCCCGCAAGGTATACGACCATGCAGTGCACAAGGGTATTCCTGCCGACCAGGCACGCAATATGGCGCGTGCCATAGAGCGCGGGCTTGCTACGGGTAACATTACTCGGAGATAGAGATGTCTACATTCAATGACAGCAGGGCCTATGGGTTCGCCCCGTGGGGTCCGCTGTTGCACGCCAAGACCTACGATGTGAAAGGCTACGAGGATCAGGTGGCCTACATCGGGGATGTCATGGGTCTGGGGGCTAACACGGGGTTTGCTACTCCCAGCGCTGCTGGCAGTACGCTGATCCTGGGCGCCAACCTGACCTACCTGGCTGTGGGAACTACCGGCACGGTCCTGATCGCTGACGACCCTGACCAGCTGTTCCATTGCCAGGACAACACGAACGGAACGCTGACATATACGGACATCAGCAAGAGTGCTGACCATGTCTTTGCTGCCGGCAGTTCCTACTCACTGCTGTCCGGATCCCAGCTGAATACGCAGACTGGCATGCAAGCTGCTGCGGCTGCTGGCTTCAAGCTCCTGGGGCTTCTGGACAACTACAACACGGGCGGCAACGAGGGACAGAACACCTGGGGCAAGTACAACAAGGTCGTTGTGCATGTCAACGAGCATGTCCTCCGCTCTAGCACTGGTGGAGGTGCGTGATGCCAATGACTACTGCGAACTTCCCCAACCTGACTACCCTGCGTGGGATCGAGATGGTCATCCAGCATGACTGGGACCGTCGCGAGGCTGTTGGGCGCAAGATCTTCAACGTGCGCAACAGCACCCAGTACCAGGAGGACACGCAGACTGTTGGGAGCACTCCGGCTTTCTACGTGAAGCCGGAGGGTGAGCCTGTCTCGTATACCACCATCCCCGAGGGATTCCGTGAGACCTTCACGCATATCAACTATGCGCTGGGTCTGCGGCTGACCGAGGAGATGATGGACGACGAGCTGTATGGTGTGATGGAAGACATGGGCAAGGACCTTGCCTTCTCTGCTCACGCCACCGAGGAGCAGCTTCTCGCCTCTCACATCGTCAACGGGTGGGCTTCCAGTGGTTACACCGGGTATGACGGTCAGACGCTGTTCAGCTCTGCGCACGTCCGCGAGGATGGGTCTACCTACGCGAACGAGCCTTCGAGCCTGGCAGATCTGAGCAAGACCACGCTGGAGGCTGGCCTGATTGCCTTCCGCAACTTCCGCGATGGTGCGGGCAAGCGCCTGGCCATCCGCCCGGAATACCTGATTGTTCCTCCCGACCAGCAGTTCACTGCTGCCCGCCTTGTGCAGTCCACGCAGAACCCCACGGTCGATTACTCCGGGTCTGGTGACTCTGAGTCCGCCATCAACCCCATCGCTGATACTGGCATCAAGGTTGTTGTGTGGGACTACATCACTGACTCTGACTGCTGGGTCCTGGCTGCTAAGAAGGACAAGCACAAGCTGATGCTGTATGAGCGCAAGCCGTTTGGGACCGACAGCATCTACGACTTCGACACGGGCGACTACAAGATCAAGGGCTCTTTCCGTCAGTCGTCTGGTTGGGCTGATGCTCGTGGCATCTACGGTTCGGACGGTAGCGCCTAACCCATAACACGGCGGGGAGGGGTGTAGTGCCCCTCCCCGATACGACATGAAGGTTGTTGTTCGCTATCCCACGTCTGGCAAGCC